TGATGACCGTGCCGCCCGGCATGATGAAGTCGCTGGTGCTGGTCTTCTGGACGGCATGGGAGTGGGGGCCTGTAGGGCGCCCCGATATTCAGGTTCTGGCGACCTCTTACAGCCAGCCCAATGTGCTGCGCGATAACGTCAAGCTGCGGCGCTTGGTCGAGAGCGAGAAGTATCAGGCCCTGTGGCCGCTGAAGCTACGCGACGATCAGAACGCCAAGGGCAAGTTCGAGAACACCGGCAACGGCTTCAGTGAGGCTCGTCCGTTCTCGTCCATGACAGGTGGTCGCGGGGACCGGGTCAAGATAGATGACCCGCACTCGACCGAGACCGCCGAAAGCGACACCGAGCGCGACACCGCGGTCCGCATCTTCCGAGAGGGTATCTCGGATCGACTGAACGATGTCACGACATCGGCCATCGTGATCATCATGCAGCGCCTGCACGAGCAGGACATCGCTGCCGTGGCCATGCAACTGGATATCGGGTTCACCCACCTGAACCTGCCCATGGAGTTCGAGCCCGACAGGGCGTGCCGAACCTATGTGAACAACGAACTGTTCTTCGAGGATCCGCGAACGGTAGAGGGCGAACTGCTCTTTCCCGAGCGCTTCCCTGCCCAGGAGATCGATCGGCTCAAGAAGGCCAAGGGCTCCTATGCCTATTCGGGACAGTACCAGCAGCGGCCGGCGCCACGCTCGGGCGGCATGTTCCAGCGCGGCGACTTCGAGATTGTCGATGCCGTTCCCGCTGGGGGGCAGGAATGCAGGGCATGGGACTTCGCGGCATCCAAGGCGGTGCCGGGCCGGTCGCCTGACTGGACCGTCGGTCTCCGCATGAAATACGTCGATGGCATCTTCTATGTCAGGGACGTGAAGCGCGACCGGTGGTCGCCCGGTGACGTCGAGAAGAACCTGAAGAACACGGCAACGCAGGATGGGCAGGACGTGCGCATCCGGTTGCCTGAAGACCCCGGCGCGGCTGGCAAGGCCGATGCGGCGACAAAGATCAAGCTGCTGGCTGGTTACGCGGTCACGACAGAGCGGCCCACGGGTGACAAGGCAACCCGCGCCAAGCCCGCATCTGCGCAGGCTGAAGCCGGCAATGTGAAGCTGGTTCGTGGCCCATGGAACGAGGCATTCCTTGATGAGGTGTGCGCGTTCCCGAATGCGCAGCATGACGATCAGGTCGATGCCTTCGCAGACGCACTTAACGAGCTCGCTTTGGTCGAGCCACCACAGGCCATGATGTTCATGATCACCAGAAACCGCGGAGGCTGAAAATGGGTAATCCGCTGCAATTGGTGGTCAACAACGGCACTCGCGTGCTGTCGCAGATGTTCCCCGGCCTCGCGCCGGGATGGTTCGCCGGGGCCAAGCACGATCACTATGCCGATTTCGGGTTCCCCAAGGTTCTCGACTTCAAGCAGTTGCACGACGCCTATCTTCGCAATGGCATCGCTCGCGCCGCCATCGACAAGACCATCTCCAAGACCTGGCAGGATAATCCATTCCTGCTGGAGAAAGAGCGCGATGGCTCGCAGGGTAGCTCGACCAAGGAAACGACGGTCGAGGCGGGCATCCGTGAGCGCTTCGACGCTCTCCGGGTCTGGCAGAACCTTGCTGAGGCCGATGCTCGATCGATGGTCGGCGGCTATTCCGGCGTCATCCTGCGGCTTGCTGATGGCCAACTATTCCGCAATCCCGTTGGTCGTGTGCCAGGCGGGCTCGACGGCCTTGTCGAGGTTATCCCGGCATGGGCGGGGCAGCTCACGGTTTCGGTATGGGACCAAGACGAGCGTTCCGAGACCTATGGCCAGCCCAAGATGTTCGCCTTCAGCGAGGCCAACGTCGCGACAGGGCAGGCCAATCATCGCGCATTCCAGATCCACCCCGACCGGGTGATCGTCTGGTCACGAGATGGTACCGTGCACGGCGATTCCGCGCTGAAGCCGGGCTACAACGATCTGCTGACGATGGAGAAGATCATCGGGGCAGGGGGCGAGGGCTTCTGGAAGAACGCCAAGTCCGCGCCCGTGCTCGAAATCGACAAGGACGCCAATCTGGCGAACATGATGAAGTCTATCGGGGCGACCGATGCCTCGGACTTCGCAAACAAGATGGATGAACAGGTTGAGGCATGGCAGAAGGGCTTCGATCAGTTGCTGCTACTCATGGGGATGAAGGCGACCTCGATGAGCGTCACCCTTCCGAGCCCGGAGCACTTCTTCGCAATCGCGCTCCAGTCCTTCGCCGCCTCAGTCAGCCAGCCTCTGAAGGTTCTGGTGGGCAACCAAACCGGAGAGCGCGCATCCTCGGAAGACAACGAGGATTGGGCCATGTTCAACATGTCCCGGCGCAAGAACGTCGTGATCCCGAACATTCTGTCCTTCGCCCGCCGGCTGGAGCGCTTCGGCATCCTGCCTGCTGACCTACCGTGGCATGTCGATTGGGCTAGCCTCGTCAATCCCGGCCCCAATGAGGTGCTGGAGCGCGTCGAGCGCATGGCCAACGTCAACGACAAGATGAAGGACACCAACGAGTTGGTCTTCACTCCCGAAGAGATGCGCAAGGAAACCGGGCGGGAGCCGCTGAGTGACGGCGCGAAGTTCCGCGACGATCCCGAGGACGAGGACGAAACAGCCGCCCTTGGGCTTCCCAGCGCCGGCAATCAGCCTCCAGAGGACGAATGAGCACCTATAGCGATCATTGGAATGATCACGTCTCGCGCGCCTCGGTCACAGTCCACACCGACACGCCAGAGGCGAGGGTGACCTACCGCGGCGACAACGGTGCCAAGTTCCGCACCATCTTCCGACAGAAGCCGAACCCTATCGGCTTCCATGCCCGACTCCCGGGCGACGCGCCCAAGCGCAAGCCGTAACCGGAGCAATCCACATGCGAACTAACACCATGCGCCTGTCGATCGGCGGCATCGAATTTATGCACCGTGATAGTGCGGGAAACCTCGTGCTTCTGTCCTATCACCCGCGTGGTAGCTCGACGTGGCACTGGTCCGTGGTGCTGTCACGCCGCGCTGGCAACACGCTCGTCAATCGCGCTGTCGAGCGGCAAGGCCAGTGGCATGACTTTTACCGACTGCCGTTCGGCTACTCGATCATCGTGAGCCAGCAGGACTGGCACAAGCAGCGCAAGCGCTGATCCCGGAGAAATCCAGTGTCAAAGACAATTCGTGTCAACGTGACCTCGGTCGCGAACGCTAAGGCTGTGCGCAAAGAGAAGCGCAACGGCCGTGACGTGATCATCGTGCCGAGCGCCACGCTGCCAGACGACATCGTCATGAACGGCAGTCTCGGGCCCATCCTCTACCCGGCCGACGAGATCGCCAAATCGTTCAAGGGCCTGGAACGCACCCCGGCGCCGCTCGGTCACCCCACGATCAACGGCAAGTTCGTCTCTGCCAGCGATCCCGAAGGCATCAACATCGGCCATATCGGCGCCTGGAATGAGAATGTCCGGCGCGAGAAGGGCCGTGTATTCCTCGACAAGGTGATCGACGTCGAAGTGGCGAACCGCAGCGAAGGCGGCAAGGCCGTTTTGGCTGCCATTGAGGCCGGTGGCCCCATCCACACCTCTACGGGCCTCCTGTGCCAGCTAGAAGCCGTCAACGGCGAAGGCAGCAAGCACAAGCACGTCGCCCGTTCCATCGTATTCGACCACGACGCCATTCTGCTTAATGAGCAGGGCGCGGCCACCCCTGAAAAGGGCGTCGGCATGCTGGTCAACTCCTCCGGTCAGGAGGAAGAAATCGAGGTCATCAACAGCACCATCTCTGATGAAGCTGACCGTGGCCTCGACTGGGCGATCGAACATCTCGCCACTGCTCTGGAACGCCGCGAACGCGCCGGCTGGCTGGAGTCATTCAAGTCCGCGATCATGAAGCTCATTCCGGGCTCCGAGCGGGAACCCTCTCTAAACAACCAGGAGAACGACATGGCTGTCTCTGATGAGCAGTTCAAGACGCTTTCCGAGAAGGTCAATACCCTCTCGGACGCACTCAAGCCCGACGCTCTCGCAACTGCCATCGGCAATGCGGTGTCAACCGCGTTGAAGCCAGTGCTCGACGCACAGGCCGAAGCCGTGGCCAACCAGAAGGCCAAGGACGATGCCGAACATACCGATCTCGTGGGCAAGGTGGTCAAGGCCAACCTGCTGGACGAGGCGACGGCAAAGGCAACGCCGCTGAACACCCTGCGCGCCCTCGCGCCCAAGGCTGTTCCCCTCAAAGCCGCCCCGCTCAACGCAGCAGCTCCTGCTGCCGGCGACAAGGTCGGTTTCAAGCTGCCCAAGGGGGAGTAACCAACCATGGCACGCTATAACAAGATTTTCCTCGGCCCGGTCCAGAAGACCCTGCCGCAGGTTCGCGAGGCCCTTGCCAACGTCGCGCTCAAGCCCGGTCGGCTTGTGGTGATGTCGTCTGGCAAGTTCGCCCTCGCTGGCGCGACCACCATCGGCCAGGTTCTGCTCGTGCAGGACAACTATCTGGCCATGAAGGGCGTCGATACCGACTGGGCTGCTGACAGCACCGCGGTCGCCATCGAAATGCAGAGCGACGAACTCTATGCCGCCCGCATCGCCAACGGCGTGAATATCGCCGCCATCGGCACCGCACTGACCCCGGCCGCCAACGGTACGCTGGGCATTGCGTCCACCTCGGACCTCGTCGTCGCCTATTCGGACGAGATCTACAACAACAACTCCGGCTCCGAACAGCTTCTGCGCATCCGCCCTGCGGGTAGCCAGTCGTACCTGTCGGCCGCGTCGTAAGGAGAAAGCGACATGCGCTATTTTGACGAAACGCTCGTCGCCAATTCCCGCCCGCACGCGGCTTGGTGGGACGAAGTAACTGTCAACCGTGAATGGTGGCACCAGGTCGAAGACCAGATGGCCGGCGTGGCCAATGCTGCCGCAGTCCTGCCGCGCGATGCGTGGCTCGACCTCGACGGCATCACCCGCCGCGTCATGCGCGCCGATGAAGGCCAGACCTGGATGGGCGATCTGATGCCCCTCGCCAAGCCGGTCAATATCGGCAAGCTGGTGCATCTCAACCGCGTGTCCTCGGATGCCGGTCGTGTTGTCCGCTCCATGTCTGGCCAGGTGCCGGTGACCATGGACAAAGTGACCTACGACTACCGCGGGACGCCCGTGCCGATCTTCTCGACCGCCTATGGCCGTGAATGGCGCGAGTGGAACACGCTGCAGTCCGAAAACTTCGATGCCCTCTCCGACGATCAGGAAGCCCATACCGCCAAGATCCGGCGCGACATGGCCCTCTATGCTCTCGACGGCGATGCGAACATCGTGTTCGAAGGCTACACCGCCTACGGTATCCGCACCCATCCGCTGTCCAAGGCCATCAACCTGGGCACGGCCGGCGGCGGCGCCAACATCGATCTGGCGGCAACGGCCACCACGTCGGACGCCATCGAGGCGTTCTTCAATGGCCCGTTCGGCGCGCTGCTCGATGCGAACTTCGTCAATCAGGGCGTGAACCTCTACATCTCGCCCGAGATCGCCCGGAACTGGGATCGCCCCTATTCCGGCTCGGCAGGGTTCAAGATCGGCTCGCTGCGCGATGCGCTGCTGGCCAATCGCCGCATCAACAAGATCGAAGTCAGCTTCGAGCTTTCGGGCAACCAGTTCTTCGGCTTCGTCCCGAACGCTGAATATATCCGCCCGCTGATCGGCATGGCCGTCAACACCCAGGCCGTGACCCGCACCATGCCGACCGAGAACTATCAGTTCCTGATCATGGGCGCGATGGGCATCGAAATCCGGGCCGACTTCAACAACCGCTCTGGCGTGTTCTACTCGACCGACATCGACAGCTAAGCCGCTGGCCGGTGGACATTATGAAGGGTCGGCTCGCGCCGGCCCTTTTTGTATGCCCATCCCCTGACACCGAGGACCATCATCATGAAGATCGAAATCACGGCCGGCGGCATCTATGGCGCGAAAGGCGAAATCCCCATCGGCACCGAACTGACGGTCAAGGAGGCCCCTGTTGGCTGGGCCGGTCGCTACCGCGTTATCGGCAAGACCGAAGGAAAGACGCCCGTCACCAATGACGATCCCAAGGTTTATGCCGTCAAGGAACAGTCGGCCGGCTGGCATGCCATTGTCGACGCCGATGGCAATGCGGTGACCAAGAACCTGCGCGCCGATGCCGTCGCTGGCTTCGATGCCATGTCCGATGACGACAAGGCGAAGTTCATCGCTGATAACCCCAAGGCTGAATAGGGCAGGAGCGCGCCATGTACGGCACGATTGCAGGATGGCGCGCATATGCCATGGCGCGAGGCGACAACGCTCCCACGGCTGCCACGGACTCTCTGGCCACAGCAGCCCTGACGCGCGCCTCCGACATGATCCGCCTGCGCTATGTGCCGAACCTGCTGGCGGGCTATGGCGTGGACTTTGTGCCGCCCGGTTCGGACCTGCCTCTGGTCGAGGAGGCAGCCTATATCGCGGCCTCGATCGAACTCAAGACGCCCGGTTTCTTCAGCAAGACCTATACCGCTGCCGAGCAGAAGGTCTTGACCGCCGTTGACAGCATCAAGTGGACGGTCGTGGGCAGCGCCACGGGCGTCTATGCCTCGTTCCCGGTCTCCACGCTGATCGATGCGCTGTTCTGGCCATACATCACCGATCCTGACGCCGCTGGCTTCATGTTCCGGTCAGTGGGCCCGAGGTCATGCGATGTTGCCTGAAGACTGGTCCAGAATCGCCGCCGAGGTCGAAGGGGCGCTTCAGTCCATCGCCGACGTGAACGAGCCCGAGAAGCAGTCGGCCACGATCCGCAAAGACCCCAGTGGCCCGCCACCTCAGCCATGGGAGCCGCCCAACGGTACACCGACCTATCATAAGGTCATCGTCCTTCAGTCCGACAAGGAACTGCGGGACGTCAACGGCACGCTGATCGGCCAGACCAAGCGGACCATAACCATTTCAGGCGCTGCAGGAGTGGTGCCGAGCGACGACGACAAGATCATGTTGGGTCAGGCGCTCGACTATGTCGATGCCGATACCGATGCCGGGCTGGCATGGGAAGAGATCATGACCGTGAGGCCATTGTCGCCGGCAGGTGTGGCGGTACTCTACGACCTGGATTTGGCGACCTAAGGCTTAAGTAGCGGACCGAATTTAACAATGAAGGCCAATCCGAGGTCAGGACTGCACTCAACTAGCCAGCATGGTTCATCATCGACAAGGTTCCAGTCCGTCACATCTAGCAGTGCATGTGGGAACATCTTTGCCGCATAGCCCGCCAGCTCGGCGAACCCGATCTTCGGATAGACGAAGAAATAACTGTCAGCAGTGAGCATATCTGCATCATGTCAAATCGCTCCAGCTTCGAACAGCTTCTCGACAAGTACGAACCGCTGATCCGTGACGCCTTTCTCGCGGCTATCGACGAGATCAAGGACCAGATCGTTCTCAAGCGCTTGGTCGAGCGCCTGGAGCGCGGCGACATCGCCGGGGCTATCGACGTTCTGCAGATCGAAGCCGACGCCTTCGGGCGGCTCGAACTGGCCATCGGCGAGGCCTACAATGCTGGCGGCATCGACATGGCCGGTTCGATCGTCCTGCGCGATCCGAACGGCAGCCGCATCGCCTTCCGCTTCGGCGTGCGCAATCCAGAGGCTGAGGCTTGGCTGCGCGACCATAGCGCCCGACTGGTCACGCGCATCGTTGATGACCAGCGTGAAGCCATCCGAGTGGCCCTGACTGAGGGGCTGGCGCAAGGCAACAATCCGAGGACGACAGCGCTCGACATCATCGGCCGCACCTCGCGAGCCACAAATAACCGGACAGGCGGGTTGATCGGACTCACCGCGCCTCAGGAGCGGTTTGTCTCCGCCGCGCGACAGGAACTGC